AAATTCGTCCCAATCATCTTCTTTAAGATTCTTAGGGTCAATAAACTTTGTTTGGTGCTTGAACTTATCTTTTTGTTTTTTAGATTCGTCCAACTTTGGTTTCCCTTTGCGGCCTTCGTCTTCATAGAAGTCCCGGAAACTAGAATACTTTTTTGTTTTGGCCATTTTGTTACTCTGATTCTCCTTGCAGAATTTCAGGCAACGCTTCTTCAATAAGTTTTCTAGTGATGCCCTTGTACGTAAGTTTTTTATCCTTCATCATCAAAACAAGTTTAGCCTCTTCAGGTGAAACTGTCTCAAGAACCTCAATAAAAATTGATTCACGCTTGATAGGGTTTAGAGTACTGCCTTTTAGGAAATACTGAAACTTTCTCAATTCTTTTGGTAGACGATTATGTCCCCAATTGCCTGGAGTTTCCATAGGTTTGTATGGAGGTACACCAGCGGGTAATTCAAATATAATGTTTTTGTGAAACGTGTATTGCAACACCGTTTTCAATTCTGGTGTTAAGTTTGCAATCTGCTTCAATGAATTTGCTCTTTTAGCCGCTGGTAATTCTGCGACATGCTGTAGCAACTCAGGCAAAGTCATCTTACTAATATCAATAGCCATTTCAAAATTCCTGTATATGTTCCAACAACTGCTTCATGCGGTTTTGGATAAAATAGTTAAGTAGTTTTTCCCTACCACGTTTAGGGGTATTTTCATAAGTCTCAATAATTTTCTCTTGATACTCAGTTGGAATCTTAGACAGGTCAATCAGCAATTCATTTCGCTTGTAATTTCTCAGCATCACTTCATCGCAAAAAGACTCAGGTTCTTCTTCTAACCACTTATTTAGCTTTTTCTCAGTTACAGGTTTTTGACGGGCTTCTGTTACGAATGTGTCATCAGAAGACATAAAGTTAGGAATACCATCGCTTCTGTCACCTCTGATAATGTGTTCTTTTAAGAATGCTTCTGGCGTATTGGTACGCAAGAACTTCTTACCCATTGGACTATACTGTTCTACGTTTGCGAACTTCTGCAATTGCATAAAGTCTTTGTCGCTAGATAGAATCAGAATCTTTTCGGTAGAACTGTTTTTAAGCGGAACACCAAACTTGTGCGTCAACGTAGCAATAACGTCATCGGCTTCAGTCTTGTCAACTTGAATCACTTTGTACGGAAAGTATTCTTTGATTTCGTCACGCACTTTGTTTAGCGTTTCAAAGATTAGATTCCAGTCAAACGGAGATGCTTCTCTGTCTTTCTTACGACCAGCTTTGTAGTAGGGAAAGTAGTCTCTGCGCCAGTACTTCTTGTCATCGCAACAAATAACAATGTCACCATAGCTGTCTTTGAATTTCATGTTGTACATGCGAATGCTATTCAGCACCATGTGGCGGACCATGTTTTCATCAATTACGTTTAATGCATTTGAATTTATCTGCATCATCAGGTTTGAAATCATTACCTGATTCAAGTCAATCAAAATCATTTTATATTCTCAATAGTTTTGAACAATCCAACCAGATAGTTCTTTAACTCGGGATTCAAGTACCGAGATTGCGGTATGAATATGTCCAGTGTCATGGTCTTCTATTCGGCTCTTTAATATTTCAATTTCATCTTTAAGCGCATCAACATGTTTAACACGATCATGCACTTCACTTGTAGTAACGATTGCCATAATGTATTCCTTTAATTTAATACTCTAACAATAATTGTATCAGAGTTAATGCGCCCTGTCAACTCGGCAGGTTTAGTTGTCAATCCGTCTAGCAGTTTTTTCAGCACAATCTTACCACCATCAAGCACCTGCTTAACAGCCACTTCAGGTTTACGCAATCGTTTGCCAATTGATGTTTCAACATTGAAGTTTTGAATTGTCGTACCTTTGATTGTCAGACCTTTCGCATTGTCAGCATTGTACATGCCAAGCAATTTTGTTTTGGTATTGTACAACCACACTTGATTTGCACCAATGATCTTTTCTGGTAGAACACTCTTCAGATTCAACTCAGCAAAATCTTTCATGTATTGCACTTTAGATGCAATCACACTTGCGGGTTTCTCTTTTACTTTACGTGCTTTACGTGTAGGTTTCTTTTCTGCACCACGATTTGTTTCTGCAACAATCGCATCATAGAATTCTTTGACTTTACGCAATTGTACTTTACTGAAATTAGAATAGCCTTCTTTGATATCAGCATCGGATGTATTCATAACGTCTTCAAATTCTTTAGAACGTTTAATGAACACTTCGCACATTTTCTTCTGCACAACGGAAGATAGGTCTTTACTCTTCAGATACGATTGCATATCTGGTGCAGACTTGCAACCACCAATAATAAAGTCATCAACAAGCCCCTCAATTTCACCAGCTTCTTCGGATGCTTTTTCACGAATTCTATCTTGAATAGATACGACTGGTGCAGTTGTTGTTGCAACAACAACGGGTGCTTTTGGTTTTTTAGTTTTCTTTGCAGTTTCAACAATAGTCTTAAACTCTTTGACAAAAAAGTTTTTGAATGATTCGGATGGTTCGTAGCCCATACACATCATACGTGCTACCCAACCAAGTTGTACTGGAATAGATGCGTCACTTGATGAGACTAAAGAAATTTCTTCTTTGGGTCTATCAATGCTAGCCATGTATTCGATAACAAACGTCTTTGCTTGCTTGCTATCACAAAAATAATTATACCAATTCAAAGCACGAATTTCTTCGCTTCTGAGATTGCTCATCTCGGCTTGATTGGTCCAAGAAGGTTCTGTGCCGTATGCTTGTGCGTCAGCGCCAGGATTGATCTTGGAAAATTTCATAGTTTATTCACCTAATGTAAATGATACAGATTTAATAGAATCGTAACGGAATGAACGCCATTCGTTTTTCTCTAAGTCAACTACAGAAATTGATTCATCAGTTAACGTAGTGCGAACACGTTCGGTTTTCTTTTCGTATGTTGGAACTGCACTCTCTAGCAATGTGCATTTCATAGTACGCATTGTACCATCTTTCTTCAGAAAGTCAACAGTCACAGGACCGTATTTCAGATGGCTAGTCAGCCAGTCACGAAATGCTTTTTGTTCTTTTGGTGTAGTTGTTGAATAATTAAAAGTTGTCATATCAAAGTTCTCCATGTTAAAAATATCTTTCGTTCAATGTCTCTAGTATACTCATAATCCAATCAATTGTCAAGTTCTCGGGTTTCGTTTTGGAATTGTTTCTCCATTTTTACTTCACTATACAAATAATCGTATAGTTCTTTAATGCCGCCAATGTATTTTGCATCGTGGTATATGTGAGGAACAAAATTAGTTTCGGGAACTAATATTCTCAATTGTTCTATTGAATAGTCTTGACCCAATATGAATAGTTTATATTGTCGCCTACAGACTGTCAACAGCGTTTCAACTTTATCGGTTGTTCTGCTTCCCTCTGCGCCATAAACATAATACGTCATGGAACATTGTACACCTGCACATATTCACCTGGTTCATTATTTAAAAATGCAGTTTTAAGTGTACCCTTAAAATCATATGTTACTTGATAGCCTTTGACAACGCTATGGTAGGCTTGTTCATTGACAAGTCTACATGTTGGTGTTGATAGAGGTGGTGTCATACCCAAGACTAGAGTATTAGTTCCTGGTCCTGAATAGTGTGTTATGCCATATTGTTTTTGACAATAATTTTTTGTCGTCATGTACGGTACCTTTTCTATAATAGGTTTCACATTTATAACTTTTGCCATATAGTAGCCGTCTTTGGTTGACGAATCTTCTATAAGAACAACTTTACCATGTGCAACATTACACAAAAATAAAGATGCTATAATACTATGTAGCGTACACGATTTTTTCATATTTCACTCTACAGCGTAAACTCTTGTAACTGTTTTAATATTAATTGTATTGCCTGGATCGTGATCCAATCTAACTGTGCGAACTTGTCCTTTATACTCAAATGTCACATTGAATGCAGTAACATTATAGCGAAACTCTCTGTCACTATATGATACACATTTTTGTTGTTGCGTTTGAACAGGCGCACCTGCACCTTCAACAGGTTCAACATTGGTGCATGACATTCTAGGCATAGAATACGCTTTCATACTTCCAATTGGATCAACTTTGACAACTCTTACAATTTCATAATTGACAATATCATTTGCCAATGCGTTTGTTACAAGTAAAACACCAAAAACAATAGATGTTAAGACTTTTTTCATTTTATAGTACCTTTCATTATACTACCAACGACAATAGTTAACCAAGTGATTGCCGAAACACTTTCTACACTAATTAAAATGTTAGTTTCAAAAATTACATTGATTGACATGATCGTAAAAATAGAACCGATTATAACGATAGCCATGATCGCACATATTAGTCCTAAAACTGAGACAAAAGCAAAATTTTTCATAAACTCTCCTATATGTTACTTTAAACAGTATAACACACCATATATGGCATGTCAAAATGTATTTAAAGATGGTTCAAATTCGGCAATCAATTGCCGTTCACGCTGGTGAGCGGGTTTACGTCCACGAATCACTTCAAGGACTTCATATTGCCATGATGCACCAGCTAAGTTACGCAATGCGGCTAAAACGGTGATTAGCCATCCAGCTTTATCTTTAATACTTGCCTCACGTTCACTACGGGACAATGGTTTCTTTTCTGATAGTACTACTTCTGCCATGTTTACTCCTAAAACAAAATGATTAATTCACCATTATTTATGATAAACCGAGTTTTTGGCATTTGTCAGAGCGAGATTTTGTTGTTTTTTTGCGACAAAACGCAAAATAGTTGTTGACTTGTTTGTTAGGTGTGCTATACTGTATCTATGACATTG